GCCAACATCACACAACGATAACCCCAACACTGGCGACAATTCATACGGTCTGTTCCAAATCAACATGCACCAGAGCCTAGGTCCAAGCCGCCGGGACAAGTTCGAGCTCGAGTCGAACGACGAACTGTTCAACCCGGTCCGAAACGCCGAAATCGCGTACTATATGTCACGTGGCGGCAAGGACTTCGGTGCCTGGGGCTTTGGCCCTAACGCATATCGCGACGTGGGAATGTCAGCCCTTGACCAGTTCATGCGGCAATATCCTGGCGAACCTGGGTAAAACAGCCTCCTAGAATAAGAATTTTTAGGTAGGCGCTAAGCAAAAGAAACCGGAGATTCTCGTTCACGCTCGGCAGATTTTTTTCTTAGCTTTTCGATGAGCGGCCATTTTTTCGCTCCAAGCTTTTGGAAATTCGAGAAACTCGTTCACGCTCGGCACTTTTTTTCGCTCGACTTTTTACGAGAGCGCTTTTTTCACTTCATGCTTTTGGAAAATCGAGAAAAGCGCTCACGTGCTTTGGAAAAATCGAGATTCTCGTTCACGTGCTTTGCGGAAATGCGGTAAAGTCGCTCATGTGCTTCAAAAAGTTCGAGAATTCGTCTCACGTGCTTTGAAAAGTTGGGAAAAAACCCGCCCGTGAGTCAGTATACTTAGAGAATATAGGATAAATTGGAATCATGAGTGAAAATGATAAGAAACCAACCAAGGCCGAGTTGGATGATGCCGGGTACAAAGCCACGGCAGCCGATGGCGACGGGGATGGTATGGTACAGGATGGCACCAAGTTCGAGCGTCCAGTCGGCTACAACATTGCGGCAAGAGATGGTGACGGTGATGGCAAGGTTCAGGATGGAACAGTATTTGAACGTGAGGCCGGAACCGAGCTGACAACCGAGCAGCTCGATGAAGTGGTGACCAAGGAAAAAGCAAAGGCTGACAAACCAGCTAAATCAGCGAAAGAGAACCCAATCCCTTCCGCTGACCATGTTGTTTCAGGCAACGACAAGGACGATGTGTTCCTTGCACAATGCGTCTATAAAAACCAATACGCTCGAAAGAGCCTGACGATTCATCACCTGCAACGACGTCTCATGGAACTAGGTTACGGGGATGCAATGGGCGACAAGGACGGTTGGTACGGTGACAACACAAAGCTAGCTGTCACAAATTACCAACAGGCAAACCAGATTGAGGCTACGGGAATGATGGACGAGAGAACCATCGCCGCGGTATTCATTGGCGACCACAATGTAAGGGTAGTCATTTAGTCTACCAGGTAAAAAAGAAAACCCCCGGCAAGAAGATGCCAGGGGTTCTTTCTTTTTTTGCTTAGTCTTCGAACGTGTACCTGTCACCAGCAACCAACTTGCCGTTCTCGTCGAAAACGTCTGCGGACTGAATCACGTTGTACGCGTCATCTTCAATCTGCGCGATTGCTGCATTGCGGGCGTCATCAAGAAACTCTTGAAAACTCATGTAACCAGCCTCTGCATAATCGCTAGGCATCTCAAATTCGATGCGGATGGTCAAGCTAGATGGGATTCCTGCGGGTGTGTTTTTGGCCATTTTGGCTTCCTTTCGTCGTTATGTATCTATTATATAGGGTAATTGGAGTATCGTGCTTTTATTTGCACATATTTATATAACTGATTTATAACTTCATCTATGCGGTATGCGGGTACACATATCTGCACAACGTTGATGCGGTGACCTGAAAATCAAATCCCCGGAAATCGATAAGAATCTAGAAATTGTTTTTTGAAATAAAGCTGCAACATCTTTGCCATCAACGACACAAAAAAACAGGATACAAATCTGATAACCTCGCTACATCACCAGCTCAGAGAACCTGACGAGCCAGAGACATCAGGCCCACAGGCCAGGGGGCTAAAGAAATCTGACAGCTGGAAATCTGATGCTCAGGGAAAAGTCAGCGCCCAAGAAAGTACTAGCCCTCTTGCTCAATCTTCTGGCCAGATGGAAACCAGCAACTGGCATCGAGCTCAAACCAGCCAACTTCCTGGTAGAGGAAATCAAGCTGTTACGTTTCTTAGCTTTCTTACAACTTATCTTTCTAATTAGAAATATAAAAATTGTCTTAGAAAAATAAGAAATTATTTTTTATATCTTCTCGGAAAAAAATATCTCTGGAAAATAAATGTTTGCCTTGTTCAAAAAAATCTGCCTGTTTCTCAGAAATCTGCTTTTTCTGCTCGAGACAACTCGGGAGCATGCTCAGAATAGGCGCCTCGCACTCTCACGCCCAAGGCTAAAAACGTAAAGGTACAATTTCTTCTCCTTCTGTACAAAATGTATCAGCGCCACTTCAATCTCATTGCACTATGTTATAATTTTCCCATGACGAAATATCGCAAGGCAAACATCAAGCTTTCCCAGGAGGTCATTGACCACTTTGCGCTGCTAGGCACAGACCGCGACCGTAACGCATACATGAAGGCGCTGCGCGAACGAGGCTGGACGCTAGAGTCCGTCGCGGAGTGCACCAACCTCACCCGCGAGAGAGTCCGCCAAATCGCCGCAGGTATTCCCATGTCCGAGGCGTTCCGCGTTGCCGCGTCGGGGTATCCAATTCCAGAGCCGCCAAACTTCGAGGAAAAGGTTCCCGCGTCAGATAAGTACATCGAGCCAACCTCCGAGACTCTTACACGTCTGTTAGAGCTTCAGCCTTTCGCCCAACAGGTACGCTCATATGGTTCACGGTACCGCAAGGAGGCCGAGGAGTACTCCTGGCTTGTAAACTACGCCTACACCGTTGAGGGTGTCACTCTGTACCGTCTCGCAAAGCGTCTAGGCGTTACGCATGGTGCGTTGCGTTTCCGGCTCGCAAGATACGGGTATAAGAAGCCCGTCAATGCCTTATCGGCCGCGTATACACCCATCCTCGAGGAAAACCGGGTCCACCTCGACATGAAAACCATGCCGGGTTACCGAGATAGGAAAGAGGAAAACGATGAGGTATAACCTGACAACACTTTTAGAGCGTGACTGGTACGGCGACATTGACGAGATGCAGGTTGACGTTACCGTCCACACGCTCTCGCCTAAGGAGGAGGGCAAGAGACTGATGCTGCACTTTACCGACGTTGTTACCGACGTTATTGCCACGGAATCGTATCTAAGCCTACAGCACGTGTGGTACGGCAACAACGATACGCATGTCGCAATTCCTATATCCAGTGTACTGTATATCACGTATACAGCTAAGGACCGGAATGTCAAAGTCTCTAGCTGAGCTTCTAGCCGCGTTACCCGAGGAGGAACGTCGCGAGGCTCTTGCCGGTCTCAATCCTGAGACCTTACAGTGGGACTGGTCGTTCTGGGGTCGCCCGGAACAACAGGCTCCTGACGGCGATGACTGGAATATCTGGCTCGTGCTTGCAGGACGTGGTTTTGGTAAGACACGACTTGCCGCGGAGTGGGTGCGTGAGCAGGCGAAGTACACAAGCACGGGTCAACGACGTTTCGCGCTTGTTGCGCGTACCGCCGCGGACGTTCGTGACGTTATCGTTGAAGGCGAGTCTGGAATCATCAACGTTTCCCCGCCATCGGAGCGTCCAAACTATGAGCCGTCGAAACGACGGCTAACCTGGCCTAATGGTAATACCGCCACGTTGTTTACAGCGGATGAGCCGGATTCACTTCGTGGTCCGCAGTTTACGCATGCCTGGGGTGACGAGGTTGCCGCGTGGCGTCAAACACCTGACGCAGCGGGTATGACAGCATTTGATAACCTTCGCGTTGGTACACGTCTTGGTGCGAGACCAAAGCTTTTGATTACAACGACACCAAAACGTGTTCCGCTGCTATACATGCTCATCGCTGAGTCAGAGAAGCGTGTTGGCAAGGTTATTATCACCAAGGGTTCGACACTGGATAACTCTGGTAACCTGTCCTCGGCCTATCTAGACGCCATCATGGGTGTGTATGAAGGGACAAGGCTTGCGCAACAGGAACTATACGGTGAGATGCTTTCCGACGTTGAGGGCGCGTTGTGGGTGATGGAGCTTATTGACCGTAGTCGTGAATCAGTGATGCCCATGGGTGTTCCGCTACGTGTTGTTGCGGTTGACCCATCGGTTGCGGAGAATCCCCGTGACGAGTGTGGTATTGTCGTTTGCGCGTCGACCGGCGAGCGCGATTTGTATAAGCGTAACGCGTGGGTGTTAGAGGACGCCTCGGTCCACGGTAGCCCTGAGGTTTGGGCAAACAAGGTTGTCGATATGGCACGTAAGTATGGTTGCCCTGTTGTTGCCGAGGTAAACCAGGGTGGCGCGTTGGTTCGTAACGCGATAAACACGATTGACCCAGGAATCAAGGTTCTCGAGGTGCACTCAAAGTACGGCAAGGCCTTACGCGCCGAGCCCATCACGCTCGCGTATGAGCAGGGACGTGTTCACCACGTTGATTATCTTCCAGATTTAGAGTCGCAGATGATTTCATGGATTCCTGGCGAGACAAGAAAGTCGCCTGACCGCGTTGACGCTCTTGTTCACGGTTTGACCGCGCTGCTCATCAAGCCACCCGCTGGTTTTCTTGGCGGAACAATTACCGCGCGCTCACTAGCGTCGCGTAAGATACCAAACATGCGAGGCAGTAGTGCCCGCATCTTCAAGGCACGATAGGAGAGAAAATGAATAGACAGGAAAGACGTAAGGCTACACGCTTTGCCAAGACAAAGGGAATCGACGTTACCGACCCGGACCTCAGTGTTGTGACCGCGCACTATGAGAGTGACTACATCCAGGTTGTCACCAAGGCAAGCTCATACATTATCAACCTGCGTGACAAGCTTGTGCTTCGCGTTGACGGTGACGACGCATCGCATCTGCATCACGATTCTGACTGGTATTCCTATGAGGATATCTACTCCTGCTCGGTATCGTTTCCGCTACGTTTGACATGGTATGACGGTGACCGTCTTCTTTTGCGTCAGTCCACGACGATTATTGCCGTCAATGAACTCGACCAGGAAGCCTTTGAGGTGTTTACCAAATGAAGGCAATGATTGTTACAACCGAGTCCGGTTCCGTCTATGACATCGACGAGAACGGCGTCTGTCTCAAGAAGGATAGCACCGGTAGGGTTATTGACGCCTTCAAGCCATTTCACATGGCTCCTGTCGCAGATGACGTAAAAACACTTGCTGATATCTATGGTCTTCCTCAGGGAGACCCGGTAGTCGGGCAGCGCTTCTATATCAGCGGTCTCAGTTGCTGGTGGCTTTCAACACCGGTTGTCTCAGTTAGTTACGAAAACAAGGAGAAAAATGGCAAGAGGTAAGGGTGGAGCTCCCGCTCCCAAACAATCAGGTGACGGTCGCAATAACGGAAAGGCGCCAAAGAAGCGTCCCAAGATTTTTGACCAGGAGAAAAGACGTCTCGTAATAAAAGATTAGAAATATCACGCTACTATAGCAGTTTCCTGTTACATTGGTCTCAACAAGGTACCGACGGGTAACTTGGAGTATGGCTGAATAATCCGAATAGCTACATGGGTCGGATAAGGCACGGGCGGTCCTAGCGGACAAGGTGCAACCTAAACGTTCGGTGGGCTCAAAAGCGGTACACATAGACCGAAGTAGTTAGGCCCTGGTGGTAAAAAGCAACCCACCTTCTCTCCCTGAGAGCCCCTCGCGGAAGCGGGGGGTTCTTACTTTAGGAGAGATTACCATGGCAAACGTGTTTCTTATCAGTGATACACACTTTGGCCACACGAACATCATCAAGTACTGCGACCGGCCATTTGCAAACGTTGACGAGATGGACGACGCACTTATCAAGAACTGGAACAACGTTGTTTCTCCACACGACAAGGTGTATCATCTGGGCGACGTGACCCTGTCCGCAAAGAACCTTTGGATTATGGAACAGCTCAATGGCACAAAGGTTCTTATCCGTGGTAACCACGATATCTTCAAGCTTCAAGCCTACACACCGTATTTCAAGGATGTTCGCGCAACGCATGAGCTATCCGGCCTGCTGCTTAGTCACATCCCGGTTCACGATTCACAGAAGTACCGGTTCAAGGGAAACGTCCACGGGCATATCCACGAGAAGAATCTCAATGACCCGTGGTACTACAACATATCTGTCGAGCAGATTGACTATCGCCCTATCTCACTTGACGCGGTTATAGAGCGTTATCGAGACATGGGTGTTCGTTTCGATAAGTAGTTCTTATCTTTCACTTATGATAAGTTACTCGCGGGTAACGTATAGTTTACTGAGTGGAACCAGTAGGTTTTCGAGTGGGCGGTGCTCTTGAAAACTTTTCTAAGGCAGACGGTTATTTTGTACAACACGGTATATGGTTGTACACATGGAAAAGAGAAGACCCGCTCGGAAGCAGCAGCTTCCCAAGGCAGAGGCTACGCTTCTCAATGACCTGTTTGACGACGAGCTATATACACGCGTGAACCAGCTCTACGCGGTTGGTTGGACCTTACAAGCTATTGGTAATTTATTTGAGCCCAAGCGTACTCGTTCAACTATCCGGTTCTGGGTAAATCGTCAACACACGCCGTCGTTCACGGAGCAGGAGCTTCCACGACCTCGCTATAAGGCACGTGGTTATGTTTTGCGTCGTCCAAAGTCTCCTGGTATCGACAGTGTTACCTTACGTTATATCGAGGAACTTGCTCCGGTGGCGAGAAGGTATCGTGCAAAGATGTCACCCTCGTCCGCGGAGGCAAAGGCTAATAGTGCATTGACGGACGTTTGTATTCAGCTCATTGACGAGAAGGTAACCGTTCGAGAGCTTTCCGAGGCAGCTGGTGTCACATACCGTGCAATGGCACGTAGGTTAGGACGATAATGCAAATCAAACAGGATATCTTCCCTGCCCACCTCCAGGTTGCACAGGCTGGCTTGTTTTCTTCACCTCAGGATATGCGGTCTACTCCACCAATGGACGAGACATACTACCTATCTAAGACAAGAATTGTTGTCACGGACAAGCAGATTATCGTTGCCCATGACTCCAACACAGGCCCCGTGATTGTTTTTCGCGAGGAGTACGTCCAACACAATAAATCCAATGTTGCAACTGAGGATTCATATGTTGTAACGGTGACGGGCAAGATGCTCGTCTTCTCAAAGGACGTCAACTGTGGCTGCGGCTCTCGTTTGCGTGGCTGGAACCCATATAAGCACCTGTATTCGACTAAGGACCCAACAACATGAGCTATGACCACGACCACGCCGTTGACATTGTTGAACGAGCACTTATCCAACTGGTTGGTGAGTGCACCAAGCACACCCCGCGACGCGTAACTAAATCGGATTGCCCGCGTTGCGCCGCTGAGTCCGTTATTGCCGCACTGGAAGGAAGACTAGTTAGTGATAAGTGATATTTCTATTATTGAGTTCATTGTTCTTGCACTTGCAACCTACCGTCTAACACGGCTCATTATTGAGGACAAGGTTATGGATTGGCTACGCGAGCGTATCTGGTCGCGCTTTCCGCCAGACAAAAGACTGGGCTATTTGATTACATGTTACTGGTGTTTGGGCTTTTGGTTCGCATCATTGGTTGTACTTGCATATATTATTGTACCTGTGCCTACTATGGTATTTTCGGTGATACTTGCCGTCTCTGCTCTAGTAGGAATAGTTGCCGCGCGGATGGACAGATAATGTACATTCGCTCCGTTGTAAAAGGACGAGGAGAATAACGTGGGCGTTTTCCGCCGCGAGGAGCCAAGGAACAGTAGACGTGCTCCTCGAGCTACCTCAACAAATATCACAACGAGAATGAACGTTCCGCTTTCACAGCTTTACACACCATATGAGGCAGCAAACTTCTCAGCGCCACGACCTTTGACAGCTGCCGCGGTTCAGATTTCACTTCAGGATAAAGGTGAGGCTGAGAGATTTAGAAGTCGCCGTGCTGGTGGTTCTGACAACTGGCAGGCTGAAGCTTGGGAGTATTACGACGCAATCGGCGAAATCAAATACGCCTTCAACCTCGTTGCCTCAGTTGTATCTCGTATCCGGTTACACGCGGCAATCGTTGATGACCCCGCTGAGACACCCGTACCAATCCGTAATTCGTCCCGTGAGAACGCGCGTCTTGCGTCAGCAGCTGAACGTGCCATTGTTCGTTTAGACTCCGCGTATGGTGGACAGGCTGGGCTTCTTCGCGATGCAGCCCTAAACCTTTCCGTTGCGGGAGAGTGTTATCTTGTACAGATTCCTGAGCGTCAAGGTTCAGGTACCCCTGAGAGCTGGGATATTCGCTCTGTTGATGAACTTCATGTTGATACCCGCGGAGCGTATACAATCACTCCT